CTACTTCATAACATTTCCGATACAGCGGCCTCCCGAACCATGTGCCGATCCTCTGCTCCTCGGTGGAATAGGTCTCCAAGCTGCTTCCCCCTCCAGAACCGCCGCCATCGTCCACGAAGTAGGTCCCGCTGGCTTTCTGCTCTTCCGTGAGGGCGTCCCACTCCGCCCGGGTCAGGATGCCCCGGACCGGGTTGTCCACGTTGAGGGTGTCGCCGTCTTTGCTCAGCCCGTCTCCAGCGGTGATATCGGAGCCACTGCCAGCCGGGCCGGGAGGCCCCTGTTCTCCTCGTTCTCCCTGCGGCCCCACAGGACCTTGCGGACCTGGTTCTCCCTGTGGACCTGGATCACCCTTGTCGCCCTTAATAGCTCCCGCCCCAGCCATGGTTTCGGCGGCGTACTTTTTTGCTAGCTGCAAGGTTACAACATCCATCTGCGTACCCCCTTACTGCAAAATCCACGTTTTGCTCTCACCGTCGAAGGCGTAGACGTCGTGGTTCCCGTCGATTTCGTAGAAAGTACTCCCATTTGGAACGCCCTCTGTGGGCTTCTCGTCTGTGCTCTTGCCCCGAATATCCCAGATTCCAGAGCCTGAATTTGTGGTTGCGCTGACCATTGTATCATCTCCTTTACAAAAATTTCCTTGCCTTGCCATTTACGCCGATATAGCCCTTTATCACCTGCCTGGCCTTTCCGTTTACGCCGATATAGAGCTTGTCCACCTTGCGGGCCCTCCCACTGATTCCCACATAGGCTTTCAGCTGGGAGACCGCTGCGGCGGGCCCGGTTACATAATCTTTAGAGGTAAAGCCCATATTATCGGAGGCCTGAACCCGGAACCGGATATTAGCCGTCCCTTCCGGGATGGTGTATGTGGCGGAGGTCGCTGTTGTGGTTTTCAGGTCGGTCCAGCTGCCGTTATTGCGGCTGTACTGATACAGGTAGGTTATCGTTCCTCCATACTGATTGGAGTTGCTGGGAGAAACTGAAACTGTGATTTGCTTCTCTGCCTCCAGGTTTTCGGTCGGATAGCTTATGCTTTTGGGGTCAATATTGTCGGAGCCGCGGTAGGTATACCAAAACTCTTCTTTCCTTGCACCTCCGGAATCCGTTGGGTAAGCATTGCTGACCGAGGAAGATACATTGTTTATAAATGCACCTTCTTTGTATTCAAAACTTGTAACTTTAATTGGTATGTTGGTGCCTTCGTATTCTTTTGTACTTACATAAACGCTTGGGGCCTGACCGCCTGGGTTAACATGCCAGTATCCCCCTTTTGTGTAGTCCGCAGTTACAAAGGCTTGAACATTTTCTGTTCTTCTAAATGCAAAAAACACTGTGAACGCAACATGTGGGGCGCCATCAATGTGTCTTAGAGAAGTAATGGTGCCTTTTAAATTAAATCCTTTAGGGATTCCAAATTCATCATATACTGTATCCGGTGTTTTATCGGCGATATAGCCGATTACAGTATAAGAATCTGTGTACCAGGTTTCGGGATACGTATATCCGGTTTTGGTAACCTCCTGCATCTGTGCGTCAATATGGGATGCTTTCCACACATATCTTGTGCTCATATCTTGCCCCCTTACTTATAGACCAGGTAGACCGTCCCGGTATCAAGGGAAGAGCTTCCAGCGGTCAAATCGGAGGTCCCGTAGGTAATAGGGGTCCAGGTACTGGGACGGGCGCTCACGTCGGCAGCGGAAAGGGAAATATCTGACGTAAGAGCTTTATTGTTAATTGTCCGGCTTGTGGGGACCTTCCCGTTGATGACTGCCTTAAGGGCGTCGTCTGGGGTGGCGTCAGAATCCAGGCCCAGGAGGGTGGCGGTGCTGTCCTGGAGCATGGTCTCCTTATTGAGAGGGGTGCCCTCCTCCACCGGCACATCGGCACGGACCATGTCATATGTATTGGGGGCTCCGGCTACCGGGGTCAGAGTCACCCGTCCAGGGTAGGTAGGAACTCTGTTTTTCATGCAATCTCTCCTGCGTAAATCTCGCCCGAAAACATCCAGGCGGCCTCTATGTTGTCCATAATCCGGTTTATATTCACCAGAATTTCCTCAATATCGTTTGCCTCCCGATAGGTGAGCATATCCATATCCGGGGGAACCTGTGGTGTACCGGGAAGGGTGGGAGCGGCCCCCCGAACAGCCCGGAGATTGTCCAGATACCGGCTCATCTGCTCCAGGACGGGGATATCGTCCTCAGTCCACAGGGGGCCGTCCTCCGTGGTCACGGCATATCCCCGTTCCCGCAGCCGCCCGGCAATATACTTCACGGCGCTCTCCACCCGGTTTAAGTCCTCCGCCCGGTAGATGCCTTTTTCGGTCAAAAGCCGCACGTCATCGTAGGTCCGGTCGGTCACCAGTGTATCAATGATGCTCATAATCACACCTCACCAGAATAAATGTCTCCAGCGTAGTAGAAATAGGCGGATGCGTTATCCATACCCCGGCCTTCGTAGCTGCCCCGAAAGGCCCCGTTCCAAGTGTATCTCACCGTGGTGATGAGCACCGTGGTATTGGCGAAGCGGTTCTGATTGCGCACCATATCTAGGGGGTCCAGCCGAGGGTCGGCCCGGTAATTGCCGGACAGGGTGCGCCGGTTTTGGAGGTAGTCGGCGGCCCAGGCGGCGGTATTGGGTGCCTGTTCGTCGGAGATGAGGGGGTTTGAAATTGGCTGGGTCTCCCCTTTTAAGCCAACGGCAAGCTCAAACTGTCCGTTGTTGACATTCACCGCCTTTAGCTGTCGGGACAATGCGATCTCCGCATACTCATAGCTGACAAAGCGGTCGATGGGGTAGTCAGTCAGGGCGGGATTTAGCTTTTCTATATGCAGCTTCCCGGCCCTGTCCTGATAGAACACACAGCACCCGGCATTGGAAGCGTACTGCAAAACCTCGGCCACTGAGTAACGGCTCAAGTCCAGCCCCTCCGGAGCCTGAATATTTTCCAGGGAGGAGCTTACTGCCCAGCGGTCTGTTCCGTCTGACATTTTGGATAGACCAGATTGTGTAAAAGCCGCCTCCGCAATCTCCTTCAAGGTCCCGGAAGAAGGGCCTGTATAGGGGTCTCCCATCAGCTCCAGGGCGTCCCGGGCGGTAAAGGTGGCGGTGATACCATTTTGGGGGGCGTCCCACTGGCTGAGGTAATATGTACCGCCGGAAATCCACTCGTTTGCCCCCTCCAGCTTATAGCCGTACCGGACGTTTACCTCCTGCCGCTCCATGAGATACCGCCCCTCCCCCTTAAGGTTGTCCAGGTTAAACCTGCCGTCTCGGTTGTCCAGCTCAAAGGTGATTTCCGATTTGGGCAGTGCGGCGGACAGGGGGTCGGCGAACATAGAGACGGAATACTGGATGATATCCTTTTTGGTGTAGGTGCTCTCGATGCCCAGGAAAACACTCTCAATTCTGGCCCGGCGGCGGGGGGTGCTCCACTTCAGGACCTCTATGGTGAGCTTGTCGTAGCCGCCGATGTCGCCCTCTAAAATGGTCTGGGGGGCGGTGCCCTCCATGGTCCCGGAGAACACCGCGCGTCCGCTGTGGTAGGCGGTCACCCGGAAGAGGCTGGCCCACTCGTCGTATACCGTAGACCAGGTTAGGGTAAGGCCGGGGAGGGTTTCGGGGTAGGATTTGGAGAAGGTCAGGGTGATTGTGGGAATGGGGGCAAATACGCCGTCTTCCCCACATAGCCAGGTGCCTATGTAGCCGTTGTTGCCGTAGTCCATTCCCTCACCACCATCTCACTGTATTTCCTGTGGGACCCGCCCAGGGGGGGCGGGTCATCCCCTCTCTTGGATTCCTCTTTGCCTGTTGGCCCGCCGTGGGCGGCGGGCCCCACTTGTTGCTTGGGTTTTTATTTCCCGGGCCCAAGTGCGCTGCTGTAGGCGGCATTGCTACTGTTATAGCCCGATACTGCAACAAACGTTCCGCTTCCGTAGGTAACGTTATCCCAGGTTTCGGAGAACGGAAGTGTCGTCGCTGTCCACGTCTTCCCGTTGTCCGTGCTGTAGGCGGCATTGCTACTGTTATAGCCCGCTACTACAACAAACATTCCGCTTCCGTAGGTAACGTCACTCGAGTTTGTGGAGAACGGAAGTGTCGTCGCTGTCCATGTCTTCCCGTTGTCCGTGCTGTAGGCGGCCTTGCTGTTGCTGTTGGCTACTGCAACAAACGTTCCGCTTCCGTAGGTAACGCTGCCCCAGCTTGCGGAGGACGGAAGTTTGGCTTCAAACCAATCTATCCCCGCTCTTGTCAGCGTTCCGGTCAGCTTCACGCCGTTCACGTAAGCGGTTTTCCCGTAGACAATCTCTGCGGCGGAGGCGGTGGCGTCGCTGGTATCTACTCCGCTCTCAATCGCCAGAATATTGTCGTGCATGGTCTGAAAGCTTGCGTCCGCTGATGTATCCACTCCCTTGTCAGTGACAGCGGACGCAATCAGGGCTTTGCCCTCACTGACAGAGGTTTTTAAATCGCTGATGTCAAAGGAGTCACCGGACAACTGAAACCGGACATCTGGTGCTTTGATGACAAGGGATTCAATTTCGCTTAATGTAGTAAGCTGGATAGAATCGCCTGCCCCCAATACAATCTTAGGGAGAGGGTCTACGATTACACCGCCCGCTCTGGCGGAAGCTGCGGAGGGGTTGATAATCAGGTCTCCGGTCAATGTACCTCCGGAAATGGGAAGAGCCCCCACCATATCGGCGGTGTAATCGTTATTGCCCGGGGTGACCGCCCCGTCCCGTCCGTTAAAGGAGGACACGCCTGCGGTAACTTCTCCGCCACTGGAGCCGCCCTGACCATCCATGACGTCGAAGGCTTTGGGGCCGGAGGCGTCTGTGATGGTCACCCGGTGTCCTCCAGCGATATCGGAGACGGCCACTGTGGGGGAGAAGCCGTCCTCCCCAGGGTCGCCCTTGGCTCCAGGGTCCCCGTCCGAACCGGGAGGGCCCTGGGGCCCTGGAGCTCCGTCCTTACCGTCTAACCCGGGAATCCCCTGAGGGCCTGGAGGCCCTACTAGGTCGTCGGTGTCCTGTGCCACTGCGTTCCCGGCGGCATCGAAGCCCACCACCAGCCCAGGGGAGCCCACAAGCTTCTCCTGCTTTCCGCTCCAAATAGTCTTGTTGTCCCGCACGGCCTGGACTGCTTCGTCGATCTCCTGGCCGTAAAACTTGCTCTGGTATGCCATGCAATCACTCCACTACTAAAAATTCCTGCCCGTCCGCTGTTTTCAGTGCGGCAGTCTCCCTCGCCGGGATAAACAGCCCCCGATTTTCAATGGGCGGGTCTACGGGCGTCCAGTCCCCGCCTACAATGCGCCGGGTGCCGTTCAGTATCCATATTCCTGGCTCTAAGGTGGCGTAGGGTACGGGGCTGTTCACGGTCTCCTCCACAATCTCCTGAGGGGTGGCAAAGAACTCAGACCCGTTGCTGGATACCTCCGCGTCACTCTGGGCCTCCGGATTGCCGATCTGGAAGGAAATCTCCACAAAGCTCTCAGAAACTAGGGTTTGCCGCTGATTATTTTTCCACGCCTGACTTGTTGCTTGCATAGACTACACCTCAATCAGAGCCAGTCTGGCCCCGGTATGTCCCCGGATACTGCCATCAGGGCGGCGGAGGAATACGCCGCCGGTCCTGTCGGACACATACATTTCCCGGGTCTCCCAGTCGTTGGAGTCCTGGCAGTAGAAGGTGACGGAGTTGACGAACTTCCCGCCCCGCTTCATGCTGAACAGGCGCAGGATATTGGCCCACTCCTCGGCGGAGATATACTTCCAGGTGGCCTCCACCTTCCCTACGTCGTCCCGGATCACCGATCCAATCATCTTCCCCTCGGCGTTGCGACCGCTGTCCACTAGGGTGGAGGTGGTCCCATTATAAACGGAGGGGTCGGGGATGGCCGCCCCCGCGATGGTAATCATCGGTCTCATCCCAAAATACCTCCTCCCATAATGTTGGCCCCCCGCTGCCGCTGGGCCCGTTCAACGGACTGCATTAAGGTCCTTCCGTCCAAGTGCGTTCCGTAGTCCTGGCTGTTGATTGTCTCAATGAGAGCCTGAAATCCTGCGTTTAGGGCGGCAATTACGTCGCTGTTGTCGTTCCCCTGTGCGGAGGGCGGGGAGTAGCTGGAAATGCTGTTCCCGCCCGCTTGGGCATTGGAATAGCTGCCGGACAGCTGAAGTGTGGGCAGGCTGGAGAATTTCGGCTCCACCGGCCCGATGTTCCCCAGGGCCTGAGACATTTTCCCGGCCAGTTCGTTGGCCGCCCCCACAGCCTTGTAGGTGTTGTCCTTAATGCCCCGGGACATCAGGTCCAACATATCGGGCATATAGGTATGGAAGTCGCTCAACGGCCCAACGTCGGGCTCAGAAAAATGGAGGCGGTCACGGATACTCTGGGCCAATCCAGTCGCTGCGCCGGCAACCAGGCCTTTTCCAATCCCTTCCATGCCATCAGAAAGGTTTTTACAGATATCCTCGCCCCAGGACTTGGCGTCCTTTACTACGTCATCAATGGGACTCCTGATGTTATCCGCAACTCCCTTAAAATCCGTGGTCGCCTGGGTCTGGATTTCTCCGGTCTTTTCGTGAATGTCGGTCTTCATGTCCTCGAATGCGCCGAAGGTGTCCTTTCTTGCATTATCCCAAGCGGTTGTAATGGCCGTCTTTACCGTGTCAAACTGGGTGTTCACGTCAGTGTTGATACCGTCCAGGCTGTTATTCAGGTCTCTGGTAATATTGCTCCACTCAGTATTGGTGTTAGTGTTAGTGTCTTTCCAGGCTTGCTCAACGGTCCCCACGATCTCGCCCATGGTCTTATCCATTCCGGTCTTCATCCCGGACACAGTGTCGTTAGCAATGGTGGACATTTCAACCAGCTTCAGCTCTGTGTCGCCGTTGATCCAGTCCCAAGCCTTGCCGATGGCGTCGGCAATGGGGCCGAATGCGCTCTGGAAGAATTGGACAATGCTGTCCCAAACAGATTCAATTCCATCGCGAAGTCCTTCTATCAGGTTAACCCCAATGTCCGAGAATACTTTTGACGGAGAGTGGATACCGAAAAAGTCAAGAATCCAATTGAGCAGCGCTCCGAATATATTACGCTGAATCCACCCAAAAACTCCGCCGCCGGCCTCCCACTTGGCCAACATTCCATCCCAAAGTCCTTTTACGATATTTGCGCCTACGTCAAGAATCCCGGAAACGTCAATCAGTTTCATCTTTGCGGTCATGAACTCGCCCAGCAGCTGACCCCACTTGGTCAGCAAAGTATCCCAATCTATGTTTTCTAGGAACTCTGCAATATGTCTTCCAATAGAATCCCAATCAACCTTCTGCATGAACTCAATCATGAAGTCAAGGGCCGATTCAATCCCCTTACTCAGCACCTGGCCCGTCTCGGCCCAGTCTATCTTGTCGAAGAACTCATTGACCTTTTTGGCGATTCCGGAAGCAATTTCCTTCATCTTCGGGGCAATCGTATCAATCAAACCGCCTAATGCTCCAACCGCCGCTGTAATGCCGGCCGCGATCACATCGGTCAGACCGCCAAATACCTTCACCCAATCAATGTTGATTAAAAAGTTTCCGATGTCCCGCCCGATTTTCGGCCAGTCGATATTGGAGATGACATCTACTGCGAATTTCAGGGCGGTAATAACCATATCGCCCAGCGTTTTTCCAAGTCCGGGCCAGTCCACGTCTTTCCATGCGTTGTTGATAGCGGTATAAATCTGCTTAGCTGTTTCATTCCACTTCCAGTTCACAAGGAAAGAATCAATGGCTTTTTTCAGCGCCGCAAGGCCCTTGGTAATAATGTTTAGCCCGCCGTAGATAGCTCCGTACCAATCCACCTTATTGATGAAATCGGCCAGCTTTGTACCCAGCACGTCCCATTTGGTCTCCGTAATAGCAGTGCTGATGGTATCAAAAATACCAACAACAAACTTTGATACTGCCTCTGCCGCCTGCACGGCGTCCAGCTCGTCTAAAAATCCGTTGATTGCCTTCGCAATGTCAAGGCCTATCTCGTGCCACTTCAAGGTGGTGGCAAATCCGTAGATGAAGTCGAAGAGGGCGTTCCACTTGGCGGCGAAGGTGCGGCCCAGCAGGTCCCAATCCACGGTGTCGAAGATTCCGTTCAGCCCGTCAGCCACCTTGCTGCCCAGTTTTTCGAAATCAAATTTAGTCAGGAAGCCATAAGCCACATTGAGCCCGTTGTTAATAAGGCTGCCCAGCTTTTGACCCCAGGAGTAGGAATCCCAGCTTTCCACAACCTCGTTGAGCTTTTCTGCCACCAGCTCTCCCACAGACCGCCACTCACCGTTTTCGATGGCCTCCCGTATCTGCTTCACCCAGTCGAACTGGTCGGTGGGGACCTCTACCTCTTCAAACATAGAACCAAAGTCGGTAGCAGCGCCTCCACCGCCGCCAGCGGAGTCGTTGAGCACATTGAGCTCGTCAATGCCAAGCAAAAAGTCCTTGGTGGCCTTCGACGCCTTATTGGCCGCCTCGCCGTATTCCACGGCGTGCTTCTTGGCCTGGGTGTACACGCTCTTTCCGGTGAGCACGGCAAACGCCTTGCCGATGACGTTGATGAGGGCCACGAACTTGTCAATGAGGAAGTCGATAGCCGGGGCCAGGGCCTGGACCAGAGGAGCGGCCATAGCCCCCAGGCTGTTCTTTAAGTACAAAGCGCTGGTTGCTAGCGAATTCATAGCCGGGGCAAACTCTGTGCCTACTAACCGGCTGTATTCATATAGATTTGTGGCCCCTTCTTTTAAGCCGTTTGAAATAATGCTCATGCCTCTAAAAACTGTACTATAAAATAGAGCACTACTGAGCATTTGTTTCCATTTTGATATTTTTTCTGCGGATTTTGTAAATGGGCCTGTTACATTTTTTATGATTGATTTCCCCAGCGATTTCAGCCCGGATATCGCCTTGCCGATCCCGCTGGTCACAAGATTTATCAGCGCAGAGGTTAGTTTTTTTACCCCGGCGGCCAGAAGCTCAAAGCCCTTCCTCGCCGCAGATGCCGCAGACTGGGCTAGACTTTTCATCCCTTTACCAACTGTTTTTGTGGCGATTGTCACACCAACCAGTGCGGCGGCTAGAATCGGGTGAGCGGCGGCCACACCAAGCATTTTGTCCCGGAGACCTCCGAAGGCCCCGCCCAAGGCGTTTACCCCGGAGGCGGCCCCCTTGGGGATTAGCGATTGCATAGATAGGTCCTTGCCTAAAATGCCTTTTAAGCCCTCCACAGACCCTAGGCTTTTCCCGATAGAGCCGTTGGCGCTAATCCCCTCAATGGTCTCCCGTATTTTTTGCAGGACACCAAGCTTCTTTTGAAGGGAGGTCTCAGACTCCACCATCTCCGTCTCGGGCTCCACAGCCTGGCTTGCCGTATCCTTCAGCTCGGCGATCTGACTCTGGAGCTTTTGAATCTGGCTGGTGTAGTTGGCGATCTGGGTCTGGTTGCCCTTCTCAAAGGCCCCGGTCAGCTTCTCCCGCAGACCCTCCATCTTGACCTGGAGGATAGATGCCTGATCCCCCAGCTCCACCATTCTGCTGACGGCCTCGTCGATGGTGGCGGCGTCCCCAATAATCTCCCCCAGGGTGGAGTCCTTCATCTTCTCCTTAATCTCCGCCCAGGGGTCCGCAGTCTGCGTTTTAGTCTCCGGCGTCGTCCTTGCCGCATTTGCCGCCTCTATCTGCTTCCTGAGTTCATGGTATTTATCAGAAAGCCGGTCTACCTCTTGTGCGGCTTTATTTATCTCTTTTGCTTCATCGTCATACAAGAAACGGGTTTTGTGGATTTCCCGCTCGCTAGCCTTTAACTGCTCAAACTTGCTCAGAGCGGCGTCAAACGCCTCGCCGACTTTTCGATATTCAGCTTGCAATGCTTCAAGGTCAGGGGTATTATCCAGCGCACCATTGGTCTTGCTTCTGCCTGTCGCCCGGTCCAACGCCGCCCGCTTCTTTCTGGTCCTGGCTACCGCCGGGGATACCTCGGCGGAATCGCCCAGCCCCTGAATCTGCCTCTGGATATCGCCGAACCTTCCTTTTGTGGCGGCCTGGAGGCTTTTCAAAGCGCTGGTGAGCGCATTCAACTTCTCCACGGCCTTCTCGGACGAGGCTTCAATTTCAATTTGCAGACTGTCTACGGTCACGTCGGCCATGCTGTCACCTTCTTTTACTGTGGAATTATTTGTGATATGATTTAGGCGAAAGGGGGTGAAAACTATGCCAGAAACTAAAAAGTCTCAGTACGAAGCCGGGGAATTTCCGCCGCTTGGTGTCTATATCTGCATGAACTGCGGCGGGCATACTGTGCTTGTCCCGGAAATGGTTAAGAAGCTTCCAACATGCAGTAAGTGCAAAGGAACGATCTGGATGAAAATCTAACTTCCAGCGGTGGCCGGTGTCTCGGTCACCGCTCTTTTTTCTCTATAATGGAAGGACCTAAACCCAATTTCTTCCCAATTTGGTTCCTGGGAATTTGGATCAAACTCTTTTACGATCTCAAACTTTCCAATAGCTTTTGCTCCAAAAATGCTTTTTTGTACCACTACGATTTTTCTTTTCCCGTTGCAATCGGTCAGTCTGGTTATAAATACCGGATTTTTAATGCTGGATAAAACAAAACGTATTCTTTTTATGGCTTTTTTGAGTTCCATTCCTCCACCTCCTTTCCTTGAAAGACAGAGTAATGTGTTATACAATACTTTTGCCGGGTGTGCAGAAAGGAAAAATTTTGTTTAAACTTGCTTCTGGGTTTTGCCCCGTCCAAAACAAACAATGCTCTATAAAAGCAAAATACATAGACGGGTCTACACTTGTTGAAACTCTCTTTGTAAAAGATACTTTTGAATGCGATTTTGTAAAAATCGGGGAGAAATGCACCGCAGATGAATGCCCTATTTTTTCGGAGCTTCCACAGGAAATTCATCCGTAGTCTCAATAGGCCTATAAAAAGACTTGAAGACTTCCGGAAGGGCTGGGATAAACCCATTCCCATCTATAAATAGGTCTGTCCCAATCAAATCTAACCTTACCATTGGAATGCTACCTGCGTCATGGTGAACAGAATAACTGCGCACACCCGGCATTTCTTTCCCGTCCACCAGAACTTTTCCTTTTACGCCTTCCGTTTTGATTTCAATTTTCGCCATATTCACACCTCCAAACGCAAAAAATCCCCACCACCTGAATACAGATAGCGGGGATTTCGATGTATTTAATTAATGAAGCAGTTCCCGGAGCCGGGCCACAGCCTTTTCGTTGTAGCGCCATGTTGGGACTTGCTTTGCGCTGTGCTTGGACTTGTCCCAAACTTCGATGCCGTACTCATCGGTTTTCAAACCGTGCTGGTTTGCCACTCGGCCTATCATGTTTGCGCTGATGCCGCCCAGAAGCTCGCCTACCTCGGCGGCGCTGTAGGTGCGTTCCTTCACCTCCGGCAGGGGCAGGACCGCCTCTCCGCCGGTTAGCTCGGCGCTGGCGTAGTGGGCACATATCTGCTGGAAGGTTGGGATTGGGTTGGTCTGTGCCAGCTTCAGCCAGATCGACGCTACCCGTGCCCGGGCGTTCTTCACCTTCGCCTCAGCAAGCCCGGCCTTCGGGTCAGGCAGGGCGTTCGTGCTGTATGTACCTGTCTTGCGGATGGTGGGAAGGACGGTGCCCGTCACCCACTTGCGGAAGGGCTTGGCCTCCGGCTTGTCGGACCGGAGGATGACGTTGTAGAGGCCGGATTCGTTGATGAACCAAGTATCCTGTTTCCCACCAGGGGTCGGAATCTGATTCCGCCCCTTTTCATCAGGGTCCAAACGCTCAGCCACCTTATGGGGGCTGCTGAGGTCCAGCACCCGGCACACATCCACCAGACAGAACCACGGTTCCCCGTCCTTCATGATGGTGCGGACCTCGTTGCTCTCATAGTTGAAGATCTGGAGGTCGTTCATGCAGACACCTCCTTGATGGGCTTGGCAGCAATGTGGATCTCAAAGCAGTCCGGCTCGCACGAGTTCATGATCTTACTGACCTGGTACATCCCGAAAGCGTCCATCATAAGTGCGTCTTCCGTGTCAAGCTCACGGACTGTACCCTCCCAGGACAGATAGAGCTTCTTTGCTCCAACGAGAATGTCTGCGGCTTCTCTTACTGTCATACCGCCGCCCTCCTCTCCGCCTTGGCGGCTCGGTAGCCTTTGGACATACCGTAATCGAACGCAAGAGAAATGATTTCAATGGGGAGATCGCCACAGGCATATGCTTGATGTGCAAGTTCAAACGCCTCTGAAATATTCATCTTGTAGGGACTGGCTCCGGCTATGTTCATCTTCGTCCGCTCAATGTACCGCTTCATTTTCTCGATTTCGCTCATTTTCTTTTTAACCTCCTTGATTTTCACGGGGAGGTCTGATATAATCGTGGTATCAAACCTCCGGTTTGTGGACACTCGCGTTTGCTTGTCAGGGCGGCGGGTGTCCTTTTTTATTTGCCGAGTTCTTCGTCTGCCTTTTCTTCAAACCATTTTGTTTTCGTTTTCCCTTGTTCTTTAAGCCTCTGTTCAAGGGCCTCAACCCTTTCCCTATCACTCAAAACGGAAAACTGCTTCTTTAGTTTTCTGCGCTCTCGAAAATACTCGGCCCTGCTTTCCGGGGGCATTGGCTCACCTCCTCTTGTAGCGCAATACAATAATACATGTAGTGCGATACTTTGTCAAGAGGTTTTTAGAAAAATTTTTGCGGAATCTATGGACAATTTGTGGACAGCGTGCTAAACTTTTAATACATATTTAATGGAGGTAGAGAGAAATGGCCCTGTACACTTGTAGTAAATGTGGGAAGAAAGTACCTTGGGAATATCCGGTGTGCCCTTATTGCCACACACCAAGACCAACTACACAAGCATCTACTGAATCTAAAAAGCCAGAGGCAAATAAGAAAACGAACGGTGGAAATATGAAAACCTGGAAATTAGTTTCTGGCATCCTTTGCATTGTGCTTTCTTTTTTTGTTCTACTCCAGTCCTGCGCTGCTGGGCTGAGCAATACCTTGCAGGATAATGGTGAGGTGGGTGGCTCCGCTGGTGTTATTGTTGCTATCATGCTTTTAGCTGGAGGTATTGTCTCTATCGCCACAAGAAAAGGTGGTAAGGGCGGCAATATTGCTCTTATTGTAATGTTCGGAATTGCCGCTTTTCTTGGATTCACCCTCGCTGGTAGCTATGGCGATTTGGTCATTTGGTCTGTATGGTGCCTAATCTGCGCTGTACTTGCTATCATTTGTTTGGTTAAAGGAAGTGGAGGAGAAAGCGACGATTAACCAAAATCTTAAATAAAGTATAACAACAACCTCCGCTGATTTTTCAGCGGAGGTCGTTTCTTATTGATATGACTCCCATTGCTGGGCTGTTCCCCCAAAGTATATTTCGGTGACAATCGGATTGTCAGGGTCGCTAGATATCCCGCCTACAAGTCCATTGATTGCACCGGCGAAATTGCTCCCCAATTCTCCGGCTTGACTCATGTCGTCTTGCTTCTCATCATAATCCTTTGTATCTCTTTCAGCCGGTATAACTGCCTTTGAATCACAGAAAATCTTATGCTCATGGATGTAATCCAAAAAGCTCATTTCCATATCTTTCATCGTTGACGGAATATACAAATATTGGAGAGAAGAACATGAGTTGAAACAGTTATTACTAAAATGCGTCACACCTTCCGGAATATATATACTTGTTAAGGATATTTCTCCGAAAAAGCAACCGTCATCTCCTAAAGACGTCAACTTGTAATCTTCTCCGCCAATAGTATACACTGGTGACAACATTATTTTTTCCTCATCCCCGCTGTAGCGAATTAGAGTGATAGTCTTTTCCTGCTTATCCAAAGTGTAACGAAAATCATTGATAGGCGTGAACTTATTTGCCCAAATCCCATTTTCTTCCTTCTCGCTATCTTCTGGCTTGATATAAGGCGTCCCACTTATAGTCGCTTTATCATCGGAAGGATTTCCAACAGCTAAAAGCATACCGGATGCCATATCCAAAACATCGGAATAGCCAAGGTATTGGAAATAAATTCTTACTTGCTCGCCCTCTTTTAATTTATCCCATTCATCCTTTGGAGTGCCTAACGGTACAGATATAATTTGTAATTTTCCATCTTCAGTTACAAATTCGCAATACTTTACACCTTTTTTTGAATCAAAGGACTTTACCGTTCCATCGACATACATATTTGTGTCGCCCAGTCCGTTTTCGTCGGCGGATGTGTTGTATATTTTTGTCGGTGCAGGGATGTAGTTGCTCTTATCCGGATTGCTCTGATCCACCGTACTCTGGTCCCCCGTACTCTTATCCGCCGTTGGATTGTCCTCTCTGGTAATCATGAATACGGAGCCTCCAACCACCAAAATAGATACCAGCATCAAGACCAGAGGAATAATGAACGGTTTGTCCCTCATTGCCATGACGGCCATCAGAACTGCGGATACAACCGCTAACACAAAACCAGCTAGGGCAGCATAAACAAACAGCATCTTTCTCTACCTCCCTCAAATTGGGCTGTGCCCTATGGGCATTATACCACATAATGGCGGGGAGGGCAACCGAAAGAGATGGCCCCTCGTGTAGAAATGTGGTAGAATTAGGGTGGAAGGAGGTGAATACGATGGAGCTTAACGAGTACGCAATGATTGTTGCTCTCGCGCGTCTCTGTGGTGTTACCGGCACCAAAGAGGAGGTATTCCAAAAATTTAAGGAAACATACGATGCAGTATGCCGAGAGCCGTCAGACACAAAGCCGAAAACGGAAATATTCCAGCGTCCAATTTAGAGCCCGCCAATAAGTTCGGTATTAACACAGATACCCAAAGACTTCTCGCACGCTAAAAGAATTTGCTTCGCATGGGCCATGCTCGGGTTCCCGATTTCAAGGATTCTGAGTATGGCCCCTACTTTTGACCAGGAATCGTTACCCAATGTGGATTTCATAAGCTCCAACTCTGTGCGGTCTTGTTCAGTCATAATTTCACCTCGTTTCATGTTTTATTCAAAATCTCCGCTATCTATATTCAGTTGACAAGGTACACGGGATTACGCCACTCCACTGCACCGGGCATCCCGATGCAATGGACTGGCGGCGGCAATCAGCCGCCCCAGTTTTTACCTGCCTGGACCATCTGCCGCATATACAGCTCAGCCCGGAGGGATTCCTGTTTTTCCTGTTCCTCCAGTTCCTCTGGAGTAGGTCCCTTTGGAAAGAGGGGCCGAAGCTCGGGGTAAGGCAGGACCTTTGCGTTCTTCTTTGGCACTGTCACCAGCACGGGTACGAAGGACCCCAGAACGCTGTAGAAATACTGCCCTTGGAGCCAGAGCATCTGATTCTGCTGCTCTAGCCGCAGGTTGTGTGCCTCCCGAAGCGCCCACGTCATCCGCACATCGCCGTACCAGTACTGGTCCCAAGTCATGCCAATGGACAGATAATAAGGGCACTCCTGGGCAAACACCTCTCGGAAGGACTGCGGAGTGCTTACATCTCCACAGTCGCAGCCCCGTTTTTTTCGCTGCCCTCTTCCACCTGGATGGTGTTGGCGGTAGCCGCCTGGTTGTAGAGGTCAAACAGCCGGTTCAGCACACTTTCGGGAATACCGCCCCATGCCTCTCGCAGTTTGTCTACCTTCTCCCGTGCCACGCTCTTGTGGTTCTTTCGGAAGGAGTAGAAGAAGAGGTTGGCGATCCCGGTCACCGGGAAGCTAGGCACATCCTCCAGCTTGAAGCCCCTGGACTCCGCGTATACCACGCTCTCCCGGCTGAAATCCAGTTCGTAAACATCGCCGGGATTTTTGATAATCCCGTTGTTATCGGTCAGACGGATGGGGTTGATCTTCTCCTCTTTGGCAATAGCTTTCTCACTCATGGCTGTTCCTCCTTACACTGTAGTGGTAGATTTTGTTGCCGTCCTGGCGCTTACAGGCTCTGCGGAGTCTGTAGCAAAGGTAGGTTTCGCCTCCAGGATGGGGGCGCTGGTAGGTGTGATGTAAAGGGTGGTCTCCGCCATAGCCCCCACAGCAGCCTCGTTAAAGCTGATGGGGGCGGGGCTGCCCTTAAAGAACAGGGCCTTAGCCAGCTTGGGATGTACCACAGTCCACCACATGGACTTTTTCCCTTCCACGGCGGTGTCGTAGTCGGTCAGCACTGTATCCCAGAAGTCCATCAGGTCGTCGGTAAGGTTGGCCCCGTACTCAAGAGCGCCGCCCAAGTCCTTCAACCCCTGGACATAAGTCATGTATTCGGTTTCCTCCAGGGTGGTGCTGTCAATGGTATTGGGGGCCGGGTTAAAGCTGGGCATGGACTTCACCTCAGGTACAGCTTTGTACCCTGTGGTAGGCCGCTCCCCCGCAGTGGTCTCGACGGCGTAGGCTAGCCGCATCCCGGCGGTGGATACTCGTTCAGACATTTCTTTCACTCCTTGTCATAATGTTCAGCTCTGGTAAATCCAGAGGTCTTTGTCAACATCCGCCTCATACCGGGCGACAATCCGATAAATCGAGGCGTCCTGCAAATTGGAAATGGGATTCATCATGGTCCGGGTAAAGCCAAGGCGGGTCATCTCCCTGTCTGCTGTGGCCATAATTTTCTTTGCCTCCGACTTCCGATACCCCACCTTGTTGGAGTAGACATTGACCTCATACATCACGCCCACGGCGTTTTCGATGTTCAGAGTCCGCATATCTTTCTTGACTGCGTTGTCCTGCTCCACGATGGTTACGGCGGGGAACCGGGCTGGAAGGTCCGCATCCTCTCCCGAGGTCCAGATACCGGGAAACTCCGCTTTCAGGGCGGCGGAGACGGCGGAATAGATATCCGATTCCACATCAATTATGGATAACCACCTCCCTGTAAAACCTCTCTAGCGACCTTCAAAAGGTCGTCCCGCATGGCCCGGTCGGCCCGGTAGAAAGGCATATGGGGCTTGTTCCCATAGGAGTGGCCCCAGCCCTGTCCGCTCTTGTCCCGGCGGATTATGAGACGTGGGTCCTCTGTGGGAAACCACCAGCCATTTGGATCGTCCCAGTGTCCGTTACCCGGGTAGGTTCCCGGACCGAATCCAAAGTCGTCATCCCAGGGGTGGCCCGCGCCCTGCCGGGCCCCCGCACCAAACTCAAAGAACAGCAGCGCCTGAGACGCGGCCATGAGGATGTAGCGGTTGGGCCCGTCCTCCACCACGTCCAGGCTCTCGGAGGTCTCCCCCGAGAACACGTGCCCCGACATAACGCCGTAGGCGACTTCATATCCCAGGTAGGCCAGCTCCCGGGCGATTCTGTCCCCGGCCTCGGCCACCCGCTTCTGGTACTCCTCCACCTGAGCGATGGCCCCCGCCACAGAATCCGGGGTGAGCTTCAGCTTGATTTTCAAACCTCATCCCTTTCCTGCAGCAGCCGCTTGATCCTCTGCGCCGTCTCCCAGGCCTCGTTGTCCCTCTGGGCGATGGACACCTCCACTCGCTTGATAGCGAAGGAGATGCTGTTCTTCCAGGGGGCAACCCGCTTTACGGTGTAGTTCCAGGGCCCGTCGGTGGGAGCCCCGTCCACCCACAGAACGGCGTTTTCGTTGATGGCAAAGGCTTCCCCATTCTCCGGGCCTATTGAGGTATCCCCCAAAGTCATGGTGCGGTCGTAGTCCTCCAGGGTGCCGAACTGCTCTACCTCAGAGTTTCCCTTGTTTGGGGACACGCACAGCCAGGCGTGGCGCAGACGGCCATAGATGGGGTAATACTCTCCGGTGACATTGCCAAACTCGTTTACGACCTCTTCCTCCCCCTCATAGAGGCGAAAGGATATCTTTTGCTGATTGCGTTTGAGGCTCCGCATCAAACCACCCCGCACATTGGCGTCACCTCGTTGAGCAGTTGCTGAGATATCCAGGATGACTCATAGCTCCGGGAGATTCCATTTTCGCTGTGGGCTGTCTCCCCCTCAGCGCCAGTCTTGTTGAACAGGTCCATGGCAATCCGGTATTGCAGGTCCAGATACTGGGGTTCCAGCTCGTTCGGCCAGGGCTGGAAGGGGAAGCGCCGGGACATGATGGCGGACCGGGCGCTCTCCAGACAGTCCAGCAGGACGGCCTCGTCCTCTTCCTGGGTACGCAGCTTCATTCGTTCCAGGTTATCCATTTTCAGTCCTCCGGGGACGGCCCCGTTTTGGCTTTAACTCCGCCGGGGCCTCCACAGGTTCTTGGGGCTTGTCCACGACGGTCTTGGAGATAGCCAAAATTGTCCCATGGCGTGACATTTCCTCCCGGTCCTCCGGATCGATCTGAAAAGGCTTTCCAGCCTCGTGGAAGTCACCGTGGTAGCTCACCCGGTAAAAGGGGATCAGCTTCACGCCATCCACCCCCTTATGCGATGACCTTCAGCACCGCCACCTCGTCCATTTGTTCATAGCTGGGCAGTACAATCTCACTGGCGAAAATATTCACGTTCACGGGGTGGGTGTCCACGATCCTGGTAATAGCCACACCGTTGTTGACAATGGATACCTCAGCCTGTCCGTTGCTCTGGAGGTCCGCTTCCTCGGGGGTAGTGCCTCTCCAGGTGTATCCAAGCGTCCGGCCGGGTGTCAGTGCCACATAGCCATCAGGAACAAATGAGTGGGTTTCCCGGCTCTCGTCCTGGTACTGTTTGTCGTATACGGCAATGGACACGCCCACAGTTCCGCTTACTACCGCTGCCGCCTCCTGTGGCGTCAGATAGCTCAGAGCAACGGTATTGGTGCTCAGATAACGGTCCCGGATTGCTTTAGCTTTGATCATCATGTTCAGGGTGTTTGTATTCATCCATGCCATAGTCAAATTGGTCCCCGTTCGGTTCCGTACCCCATCCTTAGCCGCCTGAATAGCACGGAAGGGGTCCGCCGTGTCTGTGGCGGTCCACAAGTCAGCGCCAGTGAGGGCGGTGTAATTTTTGGCCTTCCATTTCCCGTTGGGGTCGTAGTTGTAGGTATAGTCCACTCCGTTTGCCTTTATGGAAATACCAACATTTCCGTTCTCGGGGAATAGCAGCTGCATCCGCATCCGCTCAGCGGCTACCTCCGCCCCCTCAATCAGATTGGCTGCATCATCAAAAATGCGGTCAATGATGGCCTGAGCGTAGGGGTCATTGGCGTCCTGTACCCGAAGCAGCTCCTGACGGTCTCGCTCCTTGATTTTGAAGCCCTCACGGAAGAAGGGCATCTCAGTCTCCAGCTTTTCAAAGCCGATGCGGTCCCGGAAAGTGGCCTTAGCGTCAAATGCGGAGGGCATCAGGGTAATAGGAAGCCCTCTAGACCCCTTCAAGAACGCCAAATCCAGTCCAGCTTTTTGCCGGGCGGGGAACAAGGTTTGTCCGGCGTAATCCATAGTATTGGAATAAAGATCGTTCCAAGTTGCTTCAATCACAGCCGGAGTGAAAAATTCAGTAATGTTCAACGGCATATGTATCCCTCCTTAAACCGTGTCGTCGGCGTTTACGCCGATGTTCTCCCGGAAGGTGATGGCCGGAAGAATCTCCTTCATGGCGGCAGCGGTAGCGGTTGCCCCGCTGTGTTCCTTGCACTTTGCCCAGTCCACGACCCCCTCCACCACAAGGGCGCAGTTTGGATTGGCGGTGGGGTCCACGTCGTACAGCAGGATACCAGCGGCTCCGGTCCCTGCGGCGGCGGCGGCTCCTGCCAGGGTAACGGGCATCCCGGCCTTGACCACCTCAGCCCCGGTGATTTTGGCGGGGATGGCCTGGAAGTCCTTGGACGCAAGGATTTCCACCGTCCCGCCTACGCTGGTGGTTTTCATTTTCATTGGTGCTTTCAGCTCCTTTACAAGATAAATTTTTTCATCGCATCACTTCCCGCCGACATTGCGGCGGCTCTCTGCTTTGCCCGGTCACGGGCCCACTTCACGTTGTCCGGCTCACCTTTTCCACCGCCCCCGGCCCCGCCGGGCTTGGGGTCTCGTTTGACCAGCTCTGCCTGGACCTGCTTCTTATAGTCCTCGTTGGCCTTCTGCTGGTTGGCGAATACCTTGTCCATGTCCCCGGCGGCCATAGCCTTGGCGGTCTCCTCGGCCAGCTTCTCGTCAAAGCCTGGCATAGCCAGATACCTTGCCTTGTAGGCCGCCTCGGTGCGCTCCCGCTTGAGCTTTTCGTTGTCCGCCTGGAGCGCTTTCATCTGCTCCTGCAAACTGTCCCACTGGGCCTGTTTCTCTGCGGCAGCGGCTTCGTCCTCGGTCATCTTCCCTTGCAGCTGCTTTTTCAGCGCGGCCACCTCGGAGGAATATTTGTCTGCCGTGGCCTTGGAGACATATTGGGTCATGTCTACTCGCTCGGGGATGTCCAACTTCAAAAGGGCCTCGACCTTCTGTTCAGGCGTAAGGGCCTCAAACCCCTCAATGGTTGTGGTGTCGATGTTCGCCATAACAACTTCTCCTTTGCGTTTTTTTAGGTGTTCTCTCACCATTTTTCTGCGTTTGTTTACCCTCTGTTCTCTCAGAGCTTGCGATTTACGGTTTCTCTACCGTGATTAACTGACAAATCGCCAGCAAAATCCATAAGCGTACTTAAATACACAAATGTCTCAATGGTACAAATACGAAGTTTTCCCGCACGTTGGACATTTGCATTTTGCAACAATCCCATCGTGCATATTCTCAATCTGGTCAGCGTAAGCGTACTCCTTGTTATCAGCCTCAAATACGCATCCGCAGTTTTCACATGAAAACCGCTTAATGTCCTTTGGTTTCATCGGATTTCCTTGCTTGATGATGTTCAAGAATATCACTCCTTTACAGCCTCTAACCAACAGCGACAATTTATATGTGGTTTATCTGGAACCTTATTGATGGGATATACTTTTTTATCCCTTGGCCCGCATACAGGACAAACCTTATCGTCGTCCTCCGTCCGCCAGCGCACTTTTTTCACTCCAGCGTCTCGGAACGCCTTCAGCGTGGCCTCATCGGTAACTCTGTCCAGCTCATGCCCTGTGAAGCGGCTCCACAGCGACAGTCCCCGCCGAAACTCCACTGTTTTGCTGGACGTTGCAATCACGCCCTCAATCAGCCGGTCACGCTTACGCTCCACCTCGTGGGTGTAGACCACTAGATATACTGGGTCGTAGCTGTCCAGCAGGGCCAGAATCCAGCTCATGTCCGGCTCTTTCTTTCCATGGGGCTGTGCGTCCTGATAGGCCATCACAGCAAGGTCGAAGAACGCTTTCTTGTTGTCCGCTGCAAGGTCTTTGTAGAGTGCGGTCAGCACCTTAATGACGTTCAGCTCGTCGACATGGAGGAGATTGCAGTCCCGCTTTGCCTTGTCAAACCGTCGGATTGCTTTTCGGTTTAGGAGTTTGCTTGCCTTGTCGGATAACTGATACGGATTTTCAGTCATAGTTCTCCGTTCCTTTTTCTCTTTTTCAGATTATCCGCCGCTTCTTTCTCATTGCTCCAACCACAAATACAACTAGAGGTATCTGTAACGGGGTCCCATTTTATTGACGGACTACCGCAGTTAGGGCAAACTCCATATGCCCAAAGTGGTCCTATGGGGTCACGATGTTCAGTGCTCATTCTTCCTCAGTTGCCTCTTCATCTTCGATAATCGAAATGGGGCTAAAGTTTCGTTTTCTTTCCTGCGCTACACACTGGCACCCACACGCCGGGCAATCAAATGTATCGTAAATGCGCTCTTCTTGATTGGATTGAAGTGAACAGAACAGCCCAAGTCTTCCTCCATCTCTAGAAATATAGTGGCTTTCGGATTTCGCTTGAAATTCAAGACCACAAATCTTACATTTCAGCATTTTCGTTTTCTCCTTCCTCACTCACAATAGTCTCTATCGGCTTTTCCCGTTCAAGCCGTTCCTCCATTTCTGCTTGCTGCTGCTCATAATGCTCCATGGAGATACGATACCACTCCTCAGCATTGGGCATCCCGGAGATGACCCACGGGATCTTCGGGTGGATCTTATCGTTGTTCAGGCCCTCGCAGAGAATCTGCATCCGGCTCTGCATGTTGGACAGGTTGTTGCGCGTGTGCTCGATCTTGATATCGGACACCGCCAAATCTAGGTTGGTCGTTGTCCGGCAGATATAGAGGGCGATTTTTAGGAACTGCCGCTCAGAGCGGTTGAACATCTTCTCCGTGTCCTCTGCTCTACTCTCTGCCGCCTGCCATCCGTCCCGCATGATGGTGGCCCGGCCCGTGTCGCTGGTGGAGCTTCCGCCATTGCGGTTTGGCATACCGCAGATGGTTAGAACAGCGTCGTACAGATCATCCACGATGGTCTGTACCCCGCCCTGGTCAAGCTGCCCGTCCACCCGGTATACCTTCGCAGGCTTGCTCGGGTCACTGGAAATCATTAGACCTAACTTCTCCCGCAAATCGTCGGCTTTTTCCTGGTCGATCTCGCAGTTTTCAAAGACCAGAATAGACTCCACGAACTGTTGGACATCGTCCACCCGGCTGCTCTCCAGCTCGTTTATGGCATTCAGAAGAGAAATTACAACCTCAAACGACCCCATCCTGGATGTGTTGTTTTCATACTCAATAATTGGGATATATGGGACTGTCCTGGGCTCACTATTCTGAACCTTGTCCCCCTTGATTTCGCAGTAGAATTCTTCGGTGTAAACACAGTGCATCCACTGTCCGTCCTCGTCCTTCTGGCAGATGACCCCCGCCATAGGCTTGTGGCCCAAGCCGCTGTGGTAAATGACAAAGGCCTCCCGGGGGTCCAGGCTGTAGATCAGCAGAGGGGAACCGTTTTCCTCCGGCTGTTCGTCCGAGGTCACCATCCGCACCCCCACGCCGCAGATGTGCATCCAGTCCACGATCTCCTTGTCCAGGGAGACCTTGTCCTCGGCAACCATATAGTCGTTAAACTGCTTGACCTTCTTAGATGTTTCGTCGTCCCCACCGTTGGAAATATACTGAATCGGCTCATCCAGGAAATAGGCGGACTTAAAAGTTACGATCTCATTGGCCCGGTTGACTACGACCTTGTTGTTGATCTCCGGACGAATCTGCTTCTGCTTGCAACGGATGTCCTGTTTCCCTCGTAAATAGTCGTAAAGGTATTGAATCTCCCGTTTGTTTTTCTGATGGGTGGAGTATGCGGCGGCGACCACATCCACCACGTTATCCGGCGTAATCTCCTTTTTGTCGGTGAAGCATTTACGCCGACCATGCAAACCATCATCTGGCCACAGGGAGAGCACAGTATCATGTTCGGTCAAGTCATCACCTCCAAGGAAAAATAAAAAGGGCCAGCCGTCAAGTATTCCTTGACAACTGACCCTGTGGTCCTCACTTCCAACGCCAGTGCGTTGGCGCTTACGATATTTTCTTTTTCTCCACCAGAAGGACGATTGGCTCACCATTGTCACAGCGCACAACAGCTTCCGTCTTTCCTTTGTGGTTCAGAGCTTTCTCAATCGCCTCGATATGCTGAGGCGTAAGTTTTACCGACACGGCAACGCTCCCCAATGCAATTTCTTACTTTTATTTTATACTTTTGTTGACCGAAAGTCAATACATTTTTTTGAGTTTTTATTCTGATTTCCGCTTCTTAAACCAAGCTCTTTTCGAGGTTGCTCTACACTTCTCCCCGCAATATAACTGCCTGGATATTTTCGGAATAAACTCTTTTCCACAAACCTTGCATTTCTTTGGAGGGAAATTCTTGCCATAGGTATCTTATTATAACGGTCTTTGAAAAACCTCAACCTTATTTCCAACTAACGACCTGATTTCGTTTTCTAGGAGGCTTAAACCGTCCGGTGCATCGTCGTGAGGTACTTTCCCCGTTCTGGTGTAGGTCACAAGCTCCCGCATCATCAATCCATACTGGCTCTGCGGCTTATAAAGGGATTTATCCTTGAAGTAAAAATGCTTGATGATACCATCGGAGGCCATTTCAATCCGGGTCTGCTTGTTACTGATAGTCCGCTTCGACCGCATACTGATTTTCCCGCCCTGCTTCTTTACCAGCTCCTTCACGTCACGAGCATAGTAAGAACCGGCGTTATTGCTCTCGAAGGTCGCCACGGATACCTTGTGGTCTACCAGCTTCTTTGCGCATTGAGGTTTTGTATGCTCCGGGGTGCTGTTGTCAAATACCACATCTTCGATAAACACATCCTCGCCGTAAATATAAGCTATCGGCAACATCACACTGTCTCCCCCGCCCTCCGCAGTATCACACACGGCAATAATTGCGTCCGGGTCACGGTCAACCGGAAGTTCAAAATATCGGTTCAACTCATTCTCTGGGAACAGTAGGCCCTTTGCCTCAAACGGCTCCTGTTGGAATTGGCTAGCCCACTGAACAGGGGTAACAAGTTCACGCTCCCGGCGGTAATACTCTGTCGTGAACATTGGCTTTCCGTCCAACACAACAGAAAAATTGCTTTCGTCTGTCACAGGGTCAAGGGCCGGGATTTCCAAAACCTTCGTTCTCCATCTCATTGTCGGAGCTATCTCTTGCAAGCGCCCCAGTGGGTCATAGAGGCTATAACGGGTGCCTTGCGCCACAATCGGGCATCCTTCCAACCGGCGGCCCAGAAGATCGCCGCGCACTTTATCCCACAGGGTATCAAGGCGGCTCCTGTTATTCGCCTCCACTTCATCAGATACAAGATCATCCAGGTACATAAATCCTTTGGGTGTTGCCTCTGTTGAACCAGTCAACGCCCCGTCAATACTTCGACAAGTGAAGGTTGCAAACCGCTTCTTCTTTCCAAGGTGGATAGTCTTTTCATCTGCATTGGTTGCTATCAGTTTGGCTTCCGGGAATACTTCATAAAACAAGTATTCTTCCGGCTTTTGCAAAACGTCAAGCATCCCATTGTAAAATGATTTCACCAGGTCATTGCCAGCACCGCAAAGGACGGAAGAACCATTTGGCTCCCGTCCACCAAGAAATAACCCGAACCACGTGCCAATCGTGCTCTTTCCTGTTCTTTTCGGCTGGCTCACTGTAAGTAGATCGAGTTTCCCGTCTGCAACTTCCTGGAACGCTGTGACAATAGGTTGCAAAACCCGTCTACGTGGCATATAAAACCGTTTGCTTGGTTCTCTGCCCCATTCTATGTATCTCAAAAAGCAATCGAAGTCATAGGGCGCATCAAACAGCAGCGACCGCTTGTTCAGCTCCAGCATCCGGGCGCTGCCTTGCTCCACGGCATACTTTCCGGACAGCCGCCGTACTTCCTTATTGCGCCGGTGTGCAGCGTCGAAGTCGTCAGCCTCCAGCAGCCTGATGATCTCGAAGTAGTCCCCCAGCGCCGAAGGGTCGGACAGGTCTTTCCCAGCGGCTTTTATAGCTAGTTCCTTTAGGTTCATACTTCACAGTTTCCTCCTTGCGTATTCTGCCATCAATAGCGCCTCCGCATATCCGTCATCGTCTTTCCTGCATCGGTCCGTCCTCCGCAGAAACACGTCCGGGAACAAACGTCTGCACACGGCAATGGAACTGTTCTTATCCCCAGTTACCTGAAACTCCTTTTTCCATTTCTGAGGAGTTACCAGCTCATACGGAATCGAGTAAGCCGCAAGCAGCCCCTGTATGAATCCGAAGTTCTCTCCAAACTTGAACATAGAGGTCACGCCCTGGCCCGGCATCGCTCCAACACGTTCCAAGCAGCACCTGCATTCTGTTCCTTGCAGATAAGACAGTGATTCCTTATACGTATCCTCTGAAAAACCAAATAGCTCCACCGTACCGTTTTCAAGGATCGTCGCCAGCGCCCCGCTCTTTCCGGGGTCTATCCCTAAGTAGTTCACATTCCACCACCTTTTTGTTTTTTGAAAAATTTTTGAAAAATGCTATTCCCAACAGGAACGCAGCTTTTGGATATCCTTCCACTCTCCACGGGCAAAAAATACCGGGTTAAACTGATATAGGCCTCGGTCCATTCGAAGCAATACTCCGCATTTCAGAAAGTCAGAAACGGCGTGGTCTACCCGGCTCACGCTGACGCCAAGTTCTCCAGCGGCCTTCCGACGCATTGGAGCACCAAACTCAAATACCTGTTCTGCGTTGGCGTAGGGGAGCATCCGAATCATCCACCACAGTATTGGCCAGCAGTACATAGGCATTTCCGTAAGATTGGGCAAACTGTCCAGATAGACCTTCACGTAGGGTGGCTCACTCTTTGCCGGAGAGACATAGACCGTGGATTGGCTCTTTATCTCACCTGTTAGATCGCTCAACTCTATCACGGTCCGAACCGGCCTCACTGAGCTACCACCTCACTCCTTCTTGTCAAAAAACGCAGTATGTCTTGTCAAAAAACGCACGAATCCTTGTCAAAAAATGACAAGATGAAAAAACCGTAAATCCGTTGCGGCAGAATGGATAGACCTGATTTTTCGGGGTCAATTTCCCTCTTTTCTATAACGGCAGCTTTTTTCGCCTCAATCTTCTGCCGTTCCCTTCTTCCCAACTTGGTCTATCACAATCGGCTCCTCTGGCTCCAGTTGGTGTCTGCGCACCAACAATACGTCGTACCCGGCAGCGTTCGCCAACTTCACCAGCGTCGATACTTTGCTGTCATTGCGGTTTATCGGTGAAGATATAACGCCGTATGTAACACAACCAGCCTTTTCTGCCCATAATTTATACGGCAACTTCGACCGCTTTGACATCGTTTTTAACGCCTCTGAAAGGGTCACTTCTCCTTCACCACCTATTTTATACCAATTATATTATATCACTCGTTTGGATGTTAGTCAAGGGGCTTTTTTATTTTTTCGGTGGTTGAGGGGTTAACCAACACCAAAAGAAAGCTCAGATATCCCCCAGGGGTGCCGGTAGTGGGTCCCCAACAAAAAATAGCTGTGTCACAATGAGTTTAACCGCATCAGATCAACAAAAATATAATTTTGTTGACCGAAATAAGCCTGATTTACCAATACATGGAAGTATTTATAGCATAATGCACAAGAGATTTTAGTATTCATTCGTTCGCATGATTTTATGCAAACCGCCCCCTTCAAATATAGTTTTATACACCATGTAATCCAATATTAAAATTATATTATATAATTTACAAAATCACGTTCTTTTTGAGCACCTCCACTTTGTTAATGGATTAACAATCTCTCCATCTCCACCACATCCACAAAATAAAAGCTGTGACATATTAATATTACCACAGTCATACAGTCGCAAGGTATGAATATGCGCCTATAAGTTAGCCCGCAAGGCCGACGGCATCCGCCGCCGCTGGTGCAAGCCCAGCCGCCGGAGAAATCCAGCGGGCGCTCATGGGTAAAGGATACCATCACCGCAAGGTGCAGCTTAAACCGGCAGTAACAGCACGTAAGAGCGCAACGGGCAGCCGGAAGCCCGCACAAGACGCAACCTGGAGACCTGCGAACGCTCCAGAGGAAAACAGATTGACGCAGGCCAGCCCCGCCAGAGAGGGCAACAGAGAGCACCGCAGAAGTGAGAGCGGAAAGAAATTTAAGAACCTTGAAAAAACCATTGCCATACTGCTAGTAGTATGTTACAATTAGACCATCTTAAAGAAAGGAGGACTAAGTAATGACTGAATCCGAGAGACAGGATGCCAAAAAGTCGATGGCGTACGATTTGAAGCTTCTTTTTAAGGAGAAGCAGGACGAAGAGACTTACAAGGCAACCGAAGCAATTATCGACGCTTATATTGCAGGTATGCAACAGTAAGACAAACGGGGCCGGGGAACCGGCCCCGCTCCCTAAAAGGAGGGAAAAGCCATAGAAACAGAAACGAAGCGCAAGACCCACACCAGCAGCGAGGTAAAAGCCCGATACAACAAAAAAGTATATCGGCAATTTTCCGCCAGAGTGAAACCAGACCTATCTCAGCGAATAGAAGATTACACCACAAAAGAGGGCATCAGCAAGCCTGAGTTTCTCCAAAGGGCAATAGAGGCCCTGGACCAATAATAACCCGCCTCCGTGCCGCAAACACGTAATGAGGCGGGGCCACCACCGAAGCACTACACAAACAGAGGGGGCAAGCTATATTATAGCCGTTCTGCCTCCAAAAATCAAGGAGAAGTTATAATGACAAGAGAACAGCTTAACGCCAAACTTGACCGCAAGGATATTTCCGGAATTGGCGTGGAATGTGTCAGCCCAAACGGCAACACAATCTATTATTTTTACGAGGACTTCGACGGCCCTGCTGATGGCATCAAAAGAGCCATGAAACAGCTCTATCCCCTGATGAACAAGGGCAAGATCGCAAAGCTTACATTTATTGAGCGGCATAGAGAGGAGGCCACAGCATGAAAGTCGACAACGAATATCTGGAATTTTTGACCGATGCCATAGCTGGTATCGACTTGACCCAAGGGGAAAAAAGGACTTTAGAATGGGTAGCAGGCTGGGAGAAATCCACGGTTAAAAATATCGCAAGCATTATTATCAAAGCAAAGGCGGCCGCACAATGAGCCGCACATGGACAACGCCCGCAGGAGAGCGTTATACCCTATATCAAGATATGCTTTCCCAGCCTCATTTAATGGTAGCTGGAGCCACCGGAAGCGGTAAAAGCGTGGTTATCAACGCGCTGATCTATACCGCCCTCTGTAAGTTTCCGCTGAGCGCCGAGAGCAAGAACAGCGTCGGCTTTATCTTCATCGACCCGAAGCGGGTCAAGCTGGTGGACTACAAGGAACTCCCACATACACTCAGATACGCCTCAGAGCCCGCCGAAATGGTTCAGGCATTGGAGCATGCCATGAGCCTGACAGAGGACAGATACCGCCTTATGCAGCGCCAGAGGGCCAAGAAATGGGGCGGAGGACAGGTCTACGTCATCATTGACGAGTTTGCCGACCTGATGACTACAAACCGCAAGCAGGTCCAGCCTCTGATTCAGCGCCTTGCCCAGGTAGGTCGGGCCGCTGGTGTCCATATCATCCTTGCTACTCAGTGCCCCCTTGCAATGACGGGAGATTGCATCATAGGGATTACTATATCCCAATGCCCTTGCTACATCTGTAGCCGAAAACAGCACTGCGCCGTTCTCTTTCAGTGTTCGGACAGTCCCAAACTCTGGGTTGTTAAAAATCATAATCTCATTTATGTAATAGCCTCCTTAAATTACCTATGCGGTTTTCTTCGCCTCAGAAACATCATCCGAGCAGTCGATATCCGCCTGGAAGTCCCGGCAAATCATCGCTAGTAGGTCGCTTATACCGCTCAGTGCGTCCACCGGAATAGAAGATACTTCCGCAACTTCCATAAGCATATTTACCAGGGAGCGGCATCCGTTCAACCGGTTCATGATGTCTTCGAGATTTCCAATAGACATAAGTTTGTTCATAGTGAAAATCCTCCTCTTGATTTCCACCGAAAGAGAGGCTATAATAGATTTAGCCTCACTTCGGTGGTGGTGATTTAGGGTTTCGGTCGTTCTTGTCACGGAGGGCCGAACCCCTTTACTTTTTATCCGCCTTTATCCCAATTTTTATCAAATCCAAACAAGTTTTCTTTGATTCCTTGCAATATTCCATAATTTCATCCTTTTCTACTTGGGTTACTCTTATGTGAATACTTGCACTCCTCGGGTTTTCTATGGGCGGTCTTCCTGTTCTGGGGGACACTTTCATCACCTCACTTTCTGCGTCCGCACTTAATATAATACTGCGTCCGCAAAAAGTCAAGAGGTTTTTAAAAAATTTTATGCGGCGAGCTGGTTGAGGGAATTGTTTTTCTGAATGAACGCCTTCACTTGGTCATATTCCCATCCACAGTCTACCAACCCGCTGACCAGACACTCCATGGACTGGACTGCCCGCAGTTCCTCTGTAGTGAAACAGTCCCGCAGGTTTTCCTTTTTCCCAATACCGAACTTTTCCCGCAGTTGGTTGGCGTTCATGTTGAATAGGACCTTATAAATGCAATTAGTATAGGTAGAGTAGGCATGTCCGTGCATCCTGGCGTCCTCAGTAGACTGCTGGAGGGCTTTGGTCAGGGCCTGCCGGACGGCGATGCCCTTTTGCCGCTCGATAAGCTTACCCCGGAGCGCTTCCTCCATAGCATTGAACTGCTTGATATATGCCTCTTTGAACTTCATAGCCAACTCGCCGGTGTAGCCCATGACCAAGAGAGTGAATCCATCACGGGTCATCACAATAGCGTCTTGTTTTCGGTTCATACTGTCGGTGTAGGAGATCGGCCCAAAATTGGACTGATTAAACTCCTCGCTGCAACCCAATTCACGGATGTCACGCAGGACGTGCTTATGCTCTTTCCCAAATGTCTCCGCCACATCCAGGCTTGTGCATCCGACGCGCTCTTCACGGCCAAATTTCATAATTTCTACGTACATATCTTTCAATCCTTTCGTTGATTTGAAAAATTTTTCCGCTATCTCGATATGAGGTTGTCAAGGTGCAAAATCTAGTCCTATTCCTTTTCTTCCTCTATGATAACTGTTCCCTCAATCCGCTTACGCAGCTCTTCGAGATTCTGCAATTCACCAAGCGGGTTTTTCGGGGCTACAACAAGGTCTTGCACATCCTTGTAGTTGAACCAGTTCTTCAGCAGAAAGATCCCGGATGGTGGGCTAATCGCCCCAGTCCTCAAACTATTTACCAAATCCCCTTCAATGCTGTCCCAAGCGTCCTCTATCAACTTCTGATGTGTTGAAGATCTATATTCTCCGTTTCTCCATCTTCGTAAAGTTCCAGAACTTATTTTCAACCATTTTGCAAGGTCAGCGGGTGAAATTGCAATATCGTTTTCGTTGCAGAAATGAAAATAGCTGTTTATTCTGTTTTTTACCTGGGAAGGGTCGTCCTGATCGTATGGCGGGATATTTTTAAGCAAGTTTTTATATCTCCGATACCTTTGCTGAGGTTTTAATTTATCCAAATCAGGGTCAAGTTCTAAAGAAAACCAGCCATCTCCTGGCATTATTTCAACTTCTGATTTATCCTGCGACTCTTCCAACTTCTTCTGCATGTACTCTTGTCGGAGCTGCACCCAATTCCCCGCCTTAGAATGGCTGTTAAGTGACGGGACAGAGATACCATACTTTTCTGCAAGAGGACGCTGTCCAATGGTGGTTGTTATGTATTCCTTCTTGATTTCTTCCCAAGGGATTGCCACATCCCAACCCCCTCTCCTATGTATTTTCTCTTTGTCCGTGTCATGGATAAGTACGGGATAATAATGTTCTCCGTGGCGCTTCCAACGGTCTTTCCGCAGATACCAAACCGACGCCCGTTAAACTCCCGCATGGCCCAGTCGATGAACGCAACCATCATGAGGGAGGTCTTGCCGGACCGCACCGCACCATCGCATATCAGGGCGTCGTAGGAACTGTAGGGGAAAGATAAAATCTCAAGTTGTTTTTCGCTAATCGGAAAATTGTCGAACTTTTCCAAGATTTTCTTTTGCTTGTGGCTAATCACGTCTTTTCCCCCAACTGCAAAATCCATCTTCGTTTTCCCAAGACCATTGTCCACCGCAGACCTTACAATTATATTGCATTGCGCAATTCTCTGTCCCTCTTAATGCGCAATCCTTGCACCTTACAACTTGAGTTGCCCCCTTATATATTTCACACACTTCCACATGAGAACAAGCAATAAATCTTTCATATTCTCCACAGCAATATGATACCGTTCCAATTCCTTGGCTTCCAGATGGGTCAAAGTGGTCACAGGTCAAGCAGCAATCTTTAAGTCTGATTTCAATTTTCTTCATCGCTCTCCAACCTCTCTCCCAATTCTCTCAGGCTCCGGCTCAGGTCATCCTCGGTGGTTTCGTCCTTCGGGCCAATATCCTCAACAGGCTTATCTCTCCACTTATCAGGACGTCGGTTCTTCAGCCAAAATATCTGCGCGGTGGTGTTGCCATCAATCGCAGATTTCAGCAGAGCATTTTCCACTTCAAAGTCTACAATTTCTTTTCCCTTTTTTAGGACCTGCGAAATCTGCGGATATCTGATTTTCCAATCATACAAAGTCCGAATACCAATACTCATTTTTTCGGCTAATTGTTCATCGGTCAAGCCGTCCCTGGCCCAACCTTCCAGCAGGGTCAGCCCGTCCTCCGTCAGCCAATATTCAAACTTTCCTCGGGCCATCCCCACCACCTCTCCTCAAAATCAAAATTCCTACAGCTTTACCCTCTGGACAAAACCACACTTTTTACAGCGGTATATCTGACAGTGTTCCGTCCCGACCCATGGATCAGTAGTCCTTACCAGTGCTAGAAATTCAAATTCATGCTTGCAGGCGCACTGTCGAAAGTAATTACAGATTGTTCTTAGCATTGGATGTTTCCTCTTTATCCCATAAATTACAGCAACATCAATGCAACGTCCACCAACCATAGAAGTAATTTGAATATTGCGCCGGATACTGTACACAGCACTGTTGCAGCGAGTTCACCAACTGCATTCTCTGTTGCGCCTGCAATGCTTGCATTCGCAAGCTTTCGTTTTGTGCCATCAAAGCGTCTATTGATGCCCTTGTGCTCTGCGTCTGGGCAAGCAAATCAGGATTATATGCCGGCACAGATTGACAAGGCTGATAAAACACATTTTCCTGAACAGGCTTCGTTTTTCTCCTGCTTACCCACTCCAGGGTGCCATCCTCATTCAGCCGCAGCCCGTCCAGCCCCCACCAGAGAATGATAATCTGGTCGACCGGTTCCTGCTGTTCCAGAATATCAAGGGCGGCTTTCTCCATTTGGTCGTAATATTCAGAAACGATAAACGGTTTAGGCGGTTCCAATTTCTTGCTCTCATATGGTCTCTCGTTAATCAGATAAATGAGCGTGCAAATGATAATTGCTACCGACATTCCGATTACCCAAGCAATCATTTCAAAAACTCCTCCCACAGCCGCAGGAACAGAAACCGCAGTTTCTCCGGGTCAACCTTGCGCTCTATCATCCAGGCCCGGAAATCCTGCCACAGCGCTTCGCTCTCAGCTGCGTGTTGCTCCAGGTCACGCTCAAACAATTCGGGCTGATAGCCGTATTTGCTGGAGACTTCTCCCACACGGTGGGAAGTTTTGATTTTTTGGCGGTTCATTTGGGCGGGCTTGGAAGAGGCATCCAGTGAGATACATATTGTCCAAACCAACTCATAGGGCCTTGCGGTGCAACCCACGAATATTGGGTCTTGTTATTTCCGGACACCTCATCTTTTATAAATTTTGCTACTTCAACCCCTCGTCCCCAGTGGCTTTCCTCAAAAATCAGTACAATATCTCCATAATTCGGGAGACATTCCGTCATGCTGATCCACTTCATCGTCCTTTTCCTTCCTAAATCCTCTGTCCGGTTATCTTCACCGCATAACAGTAACTTTCACAATTATCAAGGCTGAATTATCACAAAACCCACTCCGCCGTCTGCTACTCAACACCTAGACACGTGACTATGCCGTTGGTCTGCGTTGCCACTCCACCGCGCCTCGCTCTTACTTCGCAGGGACAGCCTTGATAATCACGGTACATCTCAACCCCTCCGCAGGTGTCGTCTGTCGGAACCGTAAAACTTTACAAAGCCGGGGTCAGCCAAATAAATAATTCAATTTCGTTCACCCTGCCGCTTTCGCACAGCGCATAGGGAAGACTCGTCTAGGGACTTACGCATCGTGTGCGGCCGCAAGGTGATGTCGTACCTCTGGAGCCACCGCCCGGTATCGCCCCGGTGGGTGGCGTGTCTGGTGGCCCATCCAGGAATCGAACCTGGGCCAGCCGGTTATGAGCCAGCCGCTCGACCTTCGAGCTAATGGGCCGTAGTGACTGGCTTTTTCTCACCAGCTTGCGGCAACAAGCACCAGTCATGAGGATTTAGACTATCACATTTAAGGAGCGTACAGCCCCTGGCTCCTGCGCCGGGTGGCTGCGTATGTGCCCCGCCCCCCCTACTGATACCCCACGTAGGTACGCAGGGCTTCGGAGGCGGCAGGGCCGGTGCTGGATACTCTCCCTCTCGACCTCTCCAGCGTTGCGCCCTCCCTACTAGGTGGCCACCCTTAACAACGTCGTGCGCGTCCCATATTCCCCGCTTAGATTTTCACACGCCTTCCGATTGAGACACCGTGTACTTTAGCGTCTCCAGCGCAGTTTTCAGCGGAGTTTGCCCCATTCTGTCCCGCAGGGCTTGCGGGTGCTCCGTGGCCTTTGGAGCGCAGCCGCTTTCTATGTGTCGGCACACCGTGGGAAGTGCTGGCCTCCCACGCTTGCCCCTCCAGCAAGGGGTCCGCCGTTACCCTTCTCCGGTGCATAACTGACGGTCTAAGCCTCCGGTATAGTGTCTTTCCACAGTCAGCTCCGTGGCCTTTGGAGCGCAGCCGCTGGCCGGGGTCGAACCGGCATCGCCCACAGTTTTGCTTCCGTGCTGCTCTACCATTGAGCTACAGCGGCATAGGTGCGGCGGGGGAAAGAGGCAAAGCCCCGCCGCCATAGGAATGGAGGTCTGCGGGCATGAACGAACCCGCAAGGCTATTATCATCCTGGTGGCCTCACCATTTGGTGCCATTTGGCACCATTTTTGTTTAAAATCCGTTTTACGATTAAGATTTATGTATTTCTCTCCGGATTATTGGTTAGACCAGCCATATAATCAAGAGATACATCAAAATGATCGGCTATACTGATAAACTCTGTCAGCCCCGGCTCTCTCTCCCCCCGTTCATAGCGCCTGATAGTGCTTCGATCCAGGCCGCAGAGCTCAGCTATCGCATACCGCTTTCGGTGCCTTTGTTCCTTTCGAACAAGCGATCTCAGCCGCTCAGGGAACTTGGTTTCTGGCATGTGTCCACCTCCTCCGGTTTGCGGCGGTAGGCCAGCCATGTCTTGCCATAATCGGCAAAATCGAATGAATTACAGATAACACAGCCATTCATCCCAACGAGCATCCTTCCAAAAAACTGCCCATCCACACTGCCACACTGTACCATCCTACCTATCATCTCCCGCAGTTCCTCCAGGGTCAGGGGGTCGTTGGGCGGCAAGATCATCAGTTGGCCGTCCTTTTCGGCCTGGGCAAGTTCGCAAATTCGATTGATAGATACACCATCCACATCCGTTATCTTTGCAAGTTCTCTCCCTAAAAGGACAATTTTCATTGCGACTACTTCCCCTGGTTCCAGCCCGGTGTCCTCGTAGGCGGCAAGTTTCAAAAATCGTTCTTCCGGAATGGTGCGTGGGTATCCATTTTTTAAACGGTTTTCATATTCTTGGCGTTGAGTGTCCGCTTCTTTTTTATTGGTCAGTCGTTCCATCGTTTCCTCCAATCCTCAGATGCTCCGGGTAGGTCTCTGTCACCAACATCACCCGGCGGGCGGGGGTGATTTTGTGGCGGTTCATTTGGGTGGCTCAGGAAGCGGCATCCAGTAGGTGGGTGTATATGTCATCCGCTGGTGCCATGTATCCATCCACACATTCTTTCCTGCATAATTGGCAACAACGCCATAATCCCAATACGGATTGCAAATCAGCACTGGAACGCCTGTCTCCGGCAACCTATCCTTCACGCTAATCCATTCCATCTTTCTTGCCCTCCCAATTCTCTGTTGGTTATCTTCACCGCATAACAGTAACTTTCACAATTACTAGGGATGAATCGGTCAGTCATTGAATTCCGCCGTTGCAAAATCAATCTCAGGCATACCCAAGCATTGAACAAAATCTATCGCTTGGTCCATCATCTTCCGATCTTGCGCTTCCTGAGATTCTTTTTCATCATCCACCAAAATCTCTATTGTTGCCGTCATGTATATTTTTACAGGTCTATAGCGTTCCATTGTTTCCTCCAATCTTACGTTCCAGTTCCGGAAGTTTCATAAAGCACCCCCAAAATGTACCTGATTTTTTCCCGCTGTGATGTCCAAACAACGGTTTTTGCCCAATTGCTCTCCAGACTTTTTCAGCAGAAATATCATACTCCGACCACTTGAAAATCAGCACGCCATCCGGTTTCAGGACTCGCATACATTCCAAGAATCCATCATGTAACATCTGTGGCCAGTTATCGTCCAATTTCCCATATTTCTTGACCAACCACGCCGTTTCCTTTGCTCCTGTAAGATGGGGCGGATCGAACACAACCAGAGAAAAAGAATTATCAGGAAATGGAAGGGCTGTAAAATCGCACAGAATATCAGGTTCAACTTTCAGGGTACAGTTCCCTGCGTTTTTCCAAAGGTGGTTGTATTCCTCCTGCCGCCGGTCACAATACACAGCGGCAGGGTGGTGCTTATCAAACCAGATAGTACGGGCACCGCAGGTAACGTCCAATATCTTTTTATCCATCGGTTATCCTCCTCTCCAGCTCCTCCCAGGCCTCCTCGGTGAGGGGGCGGCCACACGATTGGCAAAAATTGTTGGGCTTATGTTTGGAATGGTTAATGCAACTAAATGTGCAAATAGTATCCATATTTCGCACGTCATATCTAATGCACGTTTTGCACCACGGCGGGACGCATTCTTTGCATCCCACCCACCGGCTCCTGTCCAGCTTCTTGGGCTGGGCGCGAAGAGCGGCAATGGCCATATGGCAGGCTTCTTTCAGCTCGTGCACGCTAGTATCCTCCATCTGTTCCCCTGGCTCATAAGTAACAACAATGCTTTCTATTTGCTCCATCAAACCAAGGGCTTTGATCGCTTTTTCTCTGGTCATAGGTCACACTCCCATCAAATCAAACAAAGTTTCTTGTCCACCCTCCAGGGCGTCCTGACGCTCCATATCCACAAGCATTTCGCTCCAGGCTCTGCCGCAAAACTCTTTTGATATTTCAAATCCATAGCTGTTACGGCCCAGTTCGTATGCCGCCCGGAGGGTTGAGCCGCTGCCGGCGCAGGGATCAATCACCACATCTCCGGGATCGGTAAAAATTTCAATCAGCCGTTTCAGGAGTTTCACCGGCTTTTGGGTATCGTGGATCTTCGGGACACGGTCTCCGTCTCTCTCCCACGGGAACCAGTTAAACACCATTCTGCCATCGTTGTTGAATTTCGGGAGCTTGTCCCGGTAGAGCAGAAGCCCGTACTCCGTAGCGCCGACTATCTTCATATTTGCCTTGAGCACCTGCGGGGAGTAATTCTTGATGAACACCAGTGGAATATGATGAGAAAATCCGTATTTTTCACCGTACTGCACCACTGTCTGAAGCTGCTGAAAGGAGCAGAACACCAGCATGGCTGGAGCTTTTCCTTTCTCCTTTGGCTCCTTGATTAGCAGCCGGTTGCAAAAGTGGAAATATTCCGCAATGTTGAATTTGAAATCCGTGTGGAAGAACGCTTTTCCAGCCTTCTCGCTCTCACCATTGCGCCGGTCTCCGTCCTTCCACCATAGCGGAGAGCTGCCAAAAGCGTCTGTCCCGACGTTATATGGAATATCCGCGATCACCAGCTGAGCTTTCTGAATGTTGTAAGATTTCCAGTTTTGGAAATTATCATTGTAAAGCTCGCATTTGACGCTCATGCTTTTCCCTTTCTATTCAATTCTGACCTTATGAAATCTACTGGATGGATACACCCCATTCAGATATTTACTCCACGTGGATGTCACGGTTGTCTCAGTAGTTCCGACAATCAAGCCGATTTCTCTCGCCGTGTTCGCCACAGCCACTGGAAGAAACGGAGGTTTCTTTGAGTAAAGCACCCATACAAAGTTTTTCAACTTATTTCGCCTCCAAAATCTCAATTTCCACCCTGGGACGGGGCTTGTCCACTATAAAGCGGTCTGAGAAGCTGTCAATATTAGACCATCCGTCATTCCTCAAGACTTTCAGGTCCTTCACAAGAGCGTCCTGTATAACCTTCCTGCCAAAGCTGGATATGTTGTCTTTATCTCTGCATTGGTTCTTTTCCACCCAGGTGTACCGCATAATCACCGGTTCCCGCAGTGGCTGGCGCAGCTGCCGCCGCATGACCAGCGCCACATCCCGCTGCCACTTTCGCTTCATGGCCGCGCCACTCTGCCGGTGGGAGCGCTCCGCTGTTATGTAATCGTTCAATCCGGGCAGTGTCATAGGCAGGACCAGCCTTTTCGCCGCTGTCCAGTCCGGTGTCCGCCCGTAGGCATCCAAAGCGGCGGCGAGAGCGTCGGCCACTTCCAAATGTTCGGCCACTTCTGCGATTCCACACAGCTTCGCCCGGTTCAGTTTCCGCATGATCTCAGCCTCTACCAGAGCGATAATTCGATCTTTATCCATTGCGCATTTTCATCTCCCAACTGTACAGTTTCGCCGGGCTTCCGCCCTCAGGGAAAAACCTCCGGGACGGCTCGTTGAAATCCAGTTTGATCGTCCCTCTTGCCCCGTACTCCCGGTTCTTCATGATGGTCACCAGGGCGTCGCAGCCCTTCTCCTCCGGTGTGACCCGCTCGACCTTGAACACGTTATCGGCCCGGTTTGTGATATCCCCACTTCCACCCACGTCATCGGCCTCCAGAGTACGCTTCCCCTCTGTTTTTCTTGGGTGAGCTACCAGGTGGACATGTACATTCAGTCGCTTGCAGAAGTCAACCAGACGGCCTGTAAAGACCGACTGAGCCCTCCAGAAGCCCAGGCTCGCCTCCTCCCGCAGCTGGGCCGTCATGATGTTATCCACCAGGAATACATCCGCCCCATAGCGCCGGTTGGCGTATTCAAACAGCTTCAGGATCGTGTCCTCCTCATGGGCGTTCTTCCGCCCGATGTCTGTAAGATAGAGCCGTCCATCCCACCACTCGTTAATCCACGGAACAACCTCTCGCCTCACGTTGTAAATCGTTCGGTCCGAGGCCGGGTCCTGAACCTGCTCAACGTTGAGATAGCCCGCAGCCTGCTGTAACAGGGCCAGCTTAAAATCCTCTTTCGGCAGCTCCCCGGAGTAGGCGCAAACCACATGATTCTGATTGACCGCCTCCAGCAGGATTTGACCCAGCAATGTGGACTTTCCTTCGCCGCGTTTGCCTGTCCAGACAGACAGCGCTCCACCGGAGAATCCCCCTACCGCCTTGTCCAGCTTTGGCAGCCCGGACACAACCCGGACGGCGTTCTTCCGCCTCGACGTATCAATCTCGGCAATGTTCAAAAGCCCGGCTATAGGGATTTCCTCGGCGTCCAGAAGCAGCTTGTCCGCTGCGGCAGGCCCCACATTCTCGTACAATTCACGGACACTTCCGGCCCCGTACCACGCGTTGTCGGACGGGATCATCACCGGGACCGGCGACCGGGCGGAAAGCTCCCCGGCAATTTCGTCCTGAGCCGGGCCTGGCGGGACCGCGACCAGGATATACGGAAACTGAGCCAGCCAGTCGATCCAGGCGTTAATATCGCTCCAGGGCGACGATTCCGGCTTGCACACAGCGTTGACAGATATCAGATCCATGTCAATCACGTTCTGGCACCACCAAAGCCCGAACGGCGCCTGATTGGGGTCAATAAACCTCTCAAGAAACATGATCGCTCCGTTGTCACAGGTATTCATACCCGTCGCTCTCCCCCTGTTTTTTCTTTTCTCTCTGGGCCTCTATAGCGTCCCAATCCGCCAAACACCGCACCCCCTGGGCCTGTTTTGAGCGCAGAATCCCCCGGACGTAGGACCATTGGGTCTTTCGTTCATCCTGTGCGATCTGAATTGCTCGCAGACAGCACTCCTGCCCCATCACCTGGATGAATCCCAGCATTTCCGCCACAAGCTGCTCTGAGACGTTGGGGTTGATCCGGTCCATGTAGGCCGACATGACGGCGGCGACGGCGGGGTCTTTCTTTACATCCCCGTCAGGGGATGTTTCTTTCTCTTGTACTGTACTGTACTGTGTCCCTGGAATTTCCTCGGAATGTCCGTAAATTTTCCGTGGAATTTCCGTGGAATTTCCAGAGAGCTTATCAGGATTTTCCATGGAAAAGGCTTTCTTTTTTCGGTCATTATCCTTGCGCTTTTTCTTGGTAAAATCCCCGTTCAATTCCGCCCACCCGTGCAGAAAATTTCCGCTGCCGGATGCATCCAAAAAGCCGCAGTCAGTCAGAGCGGCCAGCAGAGCTTTGGAGCTCTTTTTCCACCGCATGATGTCGGCGATCTCCTGGGCTGGAAGCTGCCCTATGTTGCCGTCCTCGTTGCCAGACAGCTTTGCCCAGGCCCAGAGGCGTCCCAGTTTGCCAACCAGCGTGTCCACATCCGTTTTCAATGTGGCGGACAGTTTCAGCATTTTGGGGTGCGTGTACAGGTTGCAGTCTATGGCAAACCATGTAATCTTCATATTTCCACCTAGAATGGAAGATTTCCGTCATCGGTGGTCAGGTCCGCAAAGGGTACATCCGGGTCAGGCTGAGCGGGGAAGCCTCCGGCGGGGGCGGAGTACCCGCCATAGCCGCCGGAATAGCTCTCCTGCCCGCCGGAGCCGCCCTCCCGCTTGCTGTCGCCAAAGTAGACGCTGTCGGCCACCACCTCGGCGGAACGGCGCTTGTTGCCATCCTTGTCGGTCCAGTCCCTGATCTGCAAGCGGCCCTCCACCACGGCCATGCGACCCTTGGAAAAGTAGCGGCTGACAAACTCGGCGGTCTGCCGCCAGATCACGCAGTCAATGAAATCCGTGGCCCGCTCGCCGGTCTGCTTATCCTTAAAGTCCCGGTCCACCGCCAGCGTGAAGCTGGCAACAGAGGCGCCGGTCTGGGTGTGGCGCAGCTCCGGGTCCCGGGTTAGACGGCCCATAATGAAAATCTTGTTCAGCATTTTGTATCCTCCTTTCTGAGAAGTTCTGGGTTGTCGTGGATGTTTCCTGTGACCTCAAATTCGTAATCTTCAAGCCAATCCTTAAACGGTCTATAATACCCTTGCTTTCTATGCAACCCAAAAGCACCGAATTTCATTTCGACATCTCCTTTTTCGATATGGTAATCAACAAAATTCCCACCTAAATATTGTCTGCAAGTGATGATATCCCCCTCAAAGATCTTCACGCCGTTCTTGTCGGTCAGACCGGTGTACTGGCCGATAGTGGCGGGGTCAACCTCATAAAAAACAATCCTAATCTCATACCTGTCGCTTGTGGTGTCTTTGGCGTCTGTCACGACCAGCCCGCCAACAAAGGCTCGTTTTCTATCGATAAGCCCATCGTCAAATAAGTATCCAAAGGCCCATTTTCCGTTGTTCGCCTGTTTCCCCCGAAACAGAATTTCACGCATTTCCATTCCTCCCGTACTTAACGTAAATCACAGTCTTGTTCCCGTCCTTCCGCCGCCGTTGCCAGACGGTGTACCCGGCGTGGAAAAGTGCCAGGCACACCGCGTCCCGCTCAGCGGGGGTGTTGATGTCGAGGGTTGTCCAGTCCACTATTATACCTCCTCTGGTGGAATCGGGAGCGGCATCCAGTGAGTAACCGGAAGATCAATATCGCAATTGTATACCTCGTCTGGGTTAAAATGACGATATTCCCACCAGCCAACTGGAATTAAATATTGGTCGTTTTCTTCGTCGTAATCAAAATCTAAGTCGTACCAAATCCAAATACTGTCATCAGTAGAAACCTTTCCGTCCTCATATATAGCGGTTGTGATAATCTTGTGACCGCTTTTGTTCACAGTAAGAACAAGAACTTCAACCTCCGGCTCCGGCATTTGCTCCTTTACACTAATCCAGTCCATCAGACATCCTCCGAAAACGCCGTATATTCGGTCCACAGAATGACATCCATTTCCTGCGCTGTAAAACTATCTGAAAGCGTCCATTTGCCGTCCCTGTAATTGCACAGCCACATGGAATTTGTATCATCCTTTTTCCCGTAATACAAACCGGGAGATTTGGGCGGGTCGGTCTTGGCGTCGTGCCAAATCGTGGGCTTCTCAACCGCAAGGGCACTTGCGTCCCCATCTATTACACAAAGAATATGGGCATAAGGTATTTTGTTCTTCACGCCGTTGCGAAACAAGTCGGCGCGCCCGGCCTCTTTGACCAGTTCGTAAAGCTGGCTGACCGTAATTTCGGTGCGATCCTCCTTAGAAAATGCGTCCATGATTCCCATTTAGACTTCCTCCTTGTCCATTTTGGCCCCGCAGTTGGGGCAGTATTTGAAACTATATGCTCCACAAGTGAACCCACATTCTGAGCAGCCACTCAGCATAGAGCCAGGAATACCGTTATCAATCCACCGCCCATGCACCACCGGGGCAACGTCGGCGGCGGGAATAACGTCAATGTCGGAAACGTGCAACCTAACAACACCACACCCATTATTAAAATAGCGACGATAAATCTCACTCTTTTCAATGTATTCAGCCATCTTTATTCCTCGCTTTCAGGTGCCAAATGCGGCACAATGTTCTGTCCAGCACAATCCCGCCGGGGAGGTGGTATTTTTCGAAAAACTCCTGATCGGACATGGTGTGGGCCTCCTCATGCAGCTCCGGGCAAAGGGGGAGGGCTTCCAGCCCCTCGTGAAGGATGTCGGTACGGTCCCGGCCCATGCCCACCCGGTCCACGTGGTGGAGCTGGGCAGGTCGTCCCGTAACGCAGCACTTCTTAGCGATAAGACAGGCGTAGATGTAATCCTGTACGTCGTCCACGAAGTTTAGAAGCGGGAAAGAACAGGGGATATCCCAATCCAGAATGAACCGCACCAGGAACCGCTGAAAGCCGCACACCAGGGACATGGGGGCATTGCTCAGGCTGAATATCTTGTCCGCAGTCTCGTTCAAGTCCTCCGCAATGAATTTCAGCTTCATCCATTCTTTTGTAGGATCGGCCCCCATGCCGGTGTAATTGGATATCTCCCGAAGCAGGGCGTAGCAGGTCTTGCGCTGCCTGCCAGAGAGGGGGCGGCTGTCCACCAGCTGCACCAGGCAGGACTTGTACTCCCGCTTGCAGAGGGTGAAATAGTCCTCGTACCGGGCCCGGATGAGCACGTCCCCGGTGCGCTCATCGTAGCCAACAATCCGGCCCTTTACGGTATCAATGGGGGATTTCATTGGGCCGCCCTCCGCTTCCTTTCCCGTTCATTATCCATACTCCAAAATGCTTTGTAGATATCCAGACCTCCGGCATCGGTCAAAAACCGGATAAATTCAGCAATCGTTTGCGCGATGGGCCGGAAATCACCTCGGCGATAGGTCTCAACATAGCAATTTGAGCCATCGAAGATCAGATAATCAAACCGCTTTGCCTCGGGAAGAAGATGAAGATACAGGGGGTGCTGGGGGCTGTTTTGGTATTTCCCGTACTCATAGCGGACAACCTTTTTAATATCCATGATGACACCGGCCTTGATATAATCGCATACGCCGTAAAGGCAGAAGTCCATTCCATCCACAGACAAGCTGCCTGTAATGGGGACTTGGGACAGACCGCCATCACACCTTTTGGCGACCCGAATAGCGGCTTGAATCCATTTTTCATTTACAGTCTCGTCAAAGCCGGCTCCCGATACAATACGGTTGACCATATCCTCAAACAACGTTCCATCCTGCATGGCTTTTGTGGGGTCCTTTTTCTCCCGCCGTAACGTGGACAGGAATGAATCCCAGGCCGTTGCGGCATGTTCCTCCTCCGCGCCGAGGTAATAAATCCAGGCGGACAGAAGGCTTTGCGTCATCCAATAGGTCATGTGGGATCAACCTCTTCCTTCTCATAGGCCCCGTTCTTTATGACGATACCCTGATCCTTCAGCCTTCGCATAAACAACGTCCGCAGCTCCGTTTTACTTGTCAAGGCATGCTCCAGGTCAGTGATATCTTTTGCGGCGTCTCGCGCAGTTTCCGGGTCAATCACCCTCTCAATCATTTCCTTGCCGGCCGACATAGCAGCTTGATACGCGTCCCGTTCAGCCTGGTATACCTGGGCCTCCTCACTGATCCGCTGCTGGGCAGAGTGAAACAGATCAGTCAAAAACACGTTCGGCTGTCCAGGGTGGAGGACAGGGACCTGTATTTCGCCGGAGATACCAAAACAACCCTTTGCGAAATACTCATCAGTTGGCGTAAACCCGATCACAGGTTTCCCTGCTGAAATAAACATGTGGCCTCCAAAGTCCGCCGGTGTCCAAACAATATCCTTTGCGGAGCCCTCGCAGGAGAGGCGGGTCTGTATGGTATCGCCCTTCTGCTGCTCGGTGGTATGGAATACGACCACCAGATTTTTACAATCCTGTGACCTGATCTGAGCGCACAGCCGGTCAAATTCCTGCTTAATCACGCCGAACATAGCCATGCCATTTGTAGCGGCCCGCTTGTCCTGCCGCTTTGCCCAGGGCTTCATGAGTTGGATGAGGGTGCCGCCGGTGTCAATCACGATGGTCTGAGAGGCCTTGTAATCGGGGCTCTGCATGTCCTCGAGCAGCTCATCATAAGTAGTGGTAGTGGACACACCGACCAAAGAATCCCGGTGCTCCGCCTTTACCCGTGCAATCCCATTGTCTGTATCAAACAGGAACGGCTTCGGCGCGGAAAGAGCAAGGGTCGTTTTCCCTAAACCGGGAGCGCCGCTGATAATCATCATAAATTTCTTGTTTGAGAAATCCAATTCGTTCGGTTTTCTTACTGCCATTTTGCTTCCTCCTCAATTCTTGCGCACACCCCGCATAACGGGGCAGGGTCGAAAATATTGAGCCTGCACCCGCAGACCTGACATAGTTCATCCCATACAGGCTCCGGTTCATCCAGCGGCGGCTCCGGGGCGTTGAAATACCCGGTCGGGTTGGTGGGGTGCATCATTCCTCTACCTCCACAAATTCGCCGTTTTTAAGCTTGTACCGAACATTCGGCTTGACCTTCTTGCCGTCGACCAGGGCACATTTCCCATCCTTGATATCCCATTTTCCATCGATTTTTTCCCACTCATAGACCGTAATCCATGATCCTACCTTCTCAGCCATTGCGGTTCCGTCAATCCCAAATGAAGCCGCAATAGAATGTTCTCCATGCACTTCGGCGTGGCCCCAGTCACCCTGTGCGGCGGCGTGGCCCCAGTCACCCTGTGCGGCGGCGTGGCCCCAGTCACCCTGTGCGGCGGCGTGGCCCCTGTCACCCTGTGCGGCGGCGTGGCCCCTGTCACCCTGGGCGGCGG